TATACGATGTAGCAAATGAACCTTGCTCTAACTGGGCGCCCCAGATAAATACACCGCTATAGCCATTACCAACAACTGAGTTACTTGTACCGTTTGTTGAGCTACCAAACTGAGTAACCAAACTTGTAGCTGTGTTGCTAGTGCCTGTAATGTTGCATCTGTACCAACCATTACCAACTGCTGTAGGTGTAGTTGCAGACAAAGCAGTAAACGCAGTACCAATACCAGCAACAGCAGTAGAAATAGCACCAGTAGTTAGATTGAAATAAACTATAGCCCCATTACCAGCACCATCAGATATTTGTAACCACGAATAGGTATATTGATTAGCTTTAAAGTAAACCGTTGATGTATAAGCTAAAGCTGATGCAGCTTTAGTAACTGTTTGTGCAATCGCTTGTAACCCTGTTGATGTGTTACTTACTAAGTTAAACGCTGTCTGCGTACCATCTGGCGCAACAGTCGCTGCCGCTGTTAAAGTAGCATTGGTTAGTGTCCAAATTGCATTAGAGAAAGTATTACTATAAGTCAATAAATTAGTCCTAGCCTCCTCAATCAACAAACCCAGTGCTTGCCCAGTAGTAGGGTTATAGTCTAGTCTAGGTACACCAGCAGGAGCAGTCATTAGCTGTGGTATGTAGTTGGTGATAGCTGCGGTGGTTGTTATATTAGCAGCCGTCACACTACTTCTATTTTCTAATTGTGAACTAAAAATATTAACCACATCCCCTGAAACTGCTAACTGTAGTCCTATAGTATGTGAAGCCGCAGTCGGTGTTGCTGTAACGGAATATCTAGCCCATGAACCTGTAATAGTTTGAGCAGTAAGTGTTGTGCCATCAAGTGTTAAGTTAACTGCGCCTGTGCCTGTTACACGTTGAATATAAAAACTCAAAGTATAAGGTGTTGCTGTCGTTGTTAGTGTTTGATATAGAGTAGCTGTAGCACTCGTAGCCGTAAAACTAAAAGCTGTTGTAGTGCCAGCAGGGTCAGTCATGCCCGATGCTACAGTCCCGTTAGTCGCTACCCATGCAGCATTAGAAAAAGTATTAGAATACAACAACAAATTCTGCTCAGCTAATGCAGTAGTCTTACCGTCATAGTATGTCGCTGTGGTAGTACGCACAAAAGTAATTCTTGGGTCTACCTGATTACTATTAACAAAGTCTAAGTTTAATGTCGGCTTAACGGTAGGGTAAGCATAGGGAGCAGCTAGTACCGTAGATTCCGCAGGGCCAACACACCATACATTCTTAGTACCAGCCCCAAAGGTAACAGCATTATTGCTATTGCTTGATGCGTAAGTCGATACAACAGTCAATGTTGGGCCAGTAGTGGAGTATGTTGCTAAAACAACTGTCCAGTTAGTGCCTGATTGATCTGATATACGAAAGTATGAGGTATTAGTATTACCAATACCAGCCATTGACTGAGAACCACTTGCCGCACCTGCTAAGGTAAACGTAGTAGGCCCTGTGCTGGTAGTGGTTTCCCATGCGTTATCTATTACGACCAAAGTCATGATTTATCCTTACGCTACTTCAGACTGTCTAAAATAACGGCTATGTAATTCACCATTAGCATCTGTGTATTCAACCAATACAAAAACATCACCTGTATCTTGATCTAATGCAAATCCTGCTACTGTGCCAGCAAATGGAGTAGGTAATATTTGTACAACTTCTTGACCTTTAGTAAACATTGTCTAATCCTTATAAACTTAGAGAATAAGAAACCTGAACCACGTTAGCTAAGTTAACGGGTTGGTCGCCACCTGTAAATAAACCAGCTGATAATAAAGTACCTGCTGTACTCATTAAAGTAGATACAGCGCCTGTGCCAAATACGATGAAGGCCCCTTTTAATGTGCCTGCACCGGTCATGGTAAAACTGATAGATGAAGTTGGAGCGATTGAACCGGCGGCCGCTGTGCCAAATGGACAAGCAACACGCGCGGCAAACGTTGGAGCATTAGTTGATCCGGCTTCTGTCCAACCCGCATGAGATGCCATCGTATCCGCTGCGGCTGTTGCAGACCAAGAAATTGAAGAAATTAGCCCCATATACGGGCCTGTGACAGAATAGGCAGAACCGGCTAACGCGGCCTGTAAAATCTGATTTTTTCCTAACGTACAAACTACGTTATCAAAAGTATCTTCCCATAATAAGGGTCCACCTTCGTATTCATAACATTTTGCAGTATAAACGCCCTCAGCATGAGATAACTCGCCCATACCTGAAGCTAAAGATACACCTATATTGACGCCTTCAATGGCGTTTAATTGATCTTTCATATAATGTCTCCCGACATGATTTTAAAAAGCTATTTAATAAAGCTTATAGCAGTATAGTTGCTTAGGTTCACTCATTTTTAACAAGTCTATTTTTTATTATTACGGCTCAGCAAACCTGCCAATTTTCTTTAAATATTGTTGTTTCTTTGATAAATACAAACCATTTTCAGTATGCTTATTAGCCCCTTTTCTAGCTTTCATACTTCTAAATAAAGACATCTTGGTAATACGGGCAGAAGCTGGTACTTCTTCGTTAAAATCTTTAATGTCCTCATTAAATAAACGCGTCCGCTCTTCTGCATCAGCCGATAAATAGCGTTTAACCAAATGTTGTTTTTCCATATCCAGTTTATCGCGCTCTTTTGTAATGGCGCTATTAGCATCATTTGCATTAGCAATCACGGTAGGATTAAAACCTAGCATTTTTTGCGCAATCTCATTGACTGTTAAATCACGACCCACAATCTTATCGCCCTTAATAGTTTCAACTCCGTGCGTCGCTAAACGCTCAGCCGCTATTAGATTTGACACCGCCCGTGGTGTCATAGCTTCCAGCGCCCTACCCGACTCACCATCGGCCCATAATTTAGATGCCATAAAGATATTAGCTATTTGAGAAGCAACAGGCCCCATTAATGTATTTGATATCGCATTAAACTCATCACGCCCTTCTAGCTCTTTGTTTTGTGGCTGATACCAAAGGTGATTCATAGCGGTTCTGCCGGATATATCCCCAATCGGTAATAAACGTGCAGGGCCTTTGGTAATAAATTCTGCCACCGTTTGATTAAAGTTATCCGTTAACCAGTTTCTAAACTCTGTTTCTAGTTCATCGTCATCATCTGCACCAAGACCAGCCAACAGTGTTTGAAATACTGCCATACCTAATATGGCACCCGCCACACTGCCGGATGCCCCCTTGTATTTAAACCCGGCTACACCACCAATACCAGCAAACGCCTCGATGCCAATCGGCATACCAAATAATCCCGAAGTCGCAAAACTCATTGCCATCGTAACCGCTAAAGTTTTACGAGCTTGTAAACGTTCCTCAGAAGGTAATTTAGATAAAGATAGCGCCGCATTACGACCAATGTACCAAGATGTATTTAACGCATAGGCTTTAAACAAGGTTAAAACGCGAGCTGTATTACCCATCATGAAACGTGATCGATTACCTTGTCCGTAGTCGAATTGAGTATCATCAATCGCTTTGACGGTATAAGCTAACGCTTTTTCATAATCTCCACCATTTTTAGTGTATTCCAACTCAAACGCCGCAACCCCCATGACTTGACGGTTTAAAGCTTCAGCCACATGGAAGAAATAACCTGATTTCTTAGCAACCTGACCAAACACACGGGTGACGGCATTGGTACTGTAAGACGGGTTTTGACCGGCTGAGATAGAGTCATGCGTTTGATTAAGATCAATTTTGCCAATGTCGTGTAAGCGCTGTAAGGCTTCTTTTGTTTTAGCATTGATTTTAGGATTTTTCATCAAATCAAAACCTGAGCTCTTATTAAGTACATCTGGATTAAGCAATAATTTATAGGCTTTAGAAATTGCGATAGATGAGGCGTTAAACCCATGCCTTCCTGCTAATTCAGGCAAGCCAATAGCCGCCACTTGCAACATATTTACCCCTGCAGAAGCTACATTAAAGCCTAGCGCCCCCATAAACCCTAAGCTTGTTAAAGTCTGCGCCCATGGCTGGATGCTCGTTGTTTTCAAGGCTTTTTCACGCTTAGTAAACTCATTCATGATCGAATCTAAGAAATCAGAGTTTCTAAGGCCTAAGGCTTTAATAGCTTTTCTGCCATCCTGTAAGGTTTCGGCTATTTGATGATCATAACCAATCGACGCTAAGCCTTTTGCGGTACTGTTACGAGTATTTGCATAAGCACGTAAGGTATCGGCAGATTCGCCAAGCGTACCCTTTCTATGAATAAAATGTTTACGAAATGAACTATCTGGCAAGGCTTTAATTAACTCTTGGTTAAACGCATCCAGCATGTCATTAACATTGCCAGCTATTTTGTTACTTTGTCCTTTGACAAGATTATCTCTGATATTTTCAATGGTATTGGTTGCAAGGGCCGCAATGGTATGAGCTGCATTGCCATTGGCTACATCGGCATCATATTCAGCTTTTAACTGCGATCTTACTTGGTTATAACCCTGTGCCTCCATTTTTGCCATGAGTTTATCTCTGGCGCCATTCGACTCAACAAAGCTCGTCACCAACTCTCCATCGGGATTAATACCAGTGACCACAATTTTACCGAAACGAGCTAATGGAAAATAAACCCCTTTGCTTAATGCTTTATCAAAGTGCGCTTTAATATCAGCGATTACCGCCGCTTTAGTCTGGCTATCAATCGGGAAACGGTCCAGATTCTTAATTAAGGCTTTTTGAGTAGCTTTTAAATCGGTACGGTAATCATCCCTCATCTTAATATAAACGGCTCGTTGCGCCTCATTCATAGCTTGATAAGCGTCGTAGACTTCTCTTTCTTGCTCGGTCATCGCCTGATTAGGTTTTGCCTCAGCCGGATCAAAGTTATCAAGATTAGTTGCCATACTTTGCACTCGCGACAACTCCATCATCATGCGCCTAGCTTTGGCGTAATCCACCACCCAGCCATTAGGTTTTCTAGCGGCTTCTTTGATCTTATTACTCATTTCATCGTAAGCCACTGCTACTTGTTGTTCGCGCTGATGTGTCGCATTATCTTTTGCCTGTGAAAGTAATTTGTAATTCATCATTTCAGGCACGTCTTTAGCGATAAAATCAATCAACTGGTTACGGGTAAATAAGCCCCCTAACCAATCCAAACTAGGATTGCCGGCTACTTTGGTGAAGATATCCTTAATGGCCTTATTATCTGAGTCGGTATTGGCAGGTGTTGAACGACTGAATTTAATACCGTTATCATTTGAATTGTCATCTTGTTGTGGTATAGTTTTATCAAGCCCACCAGCGTGGGGGAGTTGTGTCGTAGAGGGAATGGTGGTTCCCCGCTCTACGGGTCGTGGTTCTTGAATCAACTCCCCCGAATTAATTTCATTAGTAAACTGTAAACTATCTGGCGCAGACCTAAGCGCACTGGTTGCCATGTTGCGTAATTCTTGCTCGGTTAACTTATTAGCCCAATGCGAGAATAAAAACTTATCCTTACCTACCAAAGTATTGCCGATTGCTCTAACTAATTGCCTAAAAGCTTCAAGTATCTTTTGACCAAGACTGGAGTTATGATTATTTTCGATGAAATACGCTAAAGCCTCCTCGAGCTTGTCCTCTGCCTTGGTATCAGCAAGCACTCTATCAAAAGCCTCTTGTACATTAGGGTTTGTTGCTTTCATCGCTTCAAAGCGTTTTAGCAATGACTTGAACGCTTCTTTAGTTTTACCTAAATGCAACGCATGTACAGCAATTTCATGTGCAACTAAACCAGCGAGTGCTTTAGAATTTGCATCTTTGCTGATGTTGTCATGTACAAAGTAGCTGGTGTCATCATTGGAGTTATAAAAACCCTTAGAATCCGCTGCTTTATTACCCGCTATTTTTATAGCTTCCTCACGACTAATAATTTTAAATTTGCCGGTATCCATGAGGCGCTGAGTCCAGCCATTACCAAATGCTTTATCTAGGGCTTTAGTTATGGCGTCATGTAAAGTCGATTTTGTATGTGGGTTGGTGACGGGTTCAGATGCTTTTGAGTTTAATGGATTATTTTGTTGCGCACGGTACTTGACAAGGTTCTTCTCTGTAAGTATCTTAGTTTTAGAGCCGGGCAAATTTTGCAAGACCCTGGATAATTGCAATCCAGACGTTGCTAGAAATTCTCGGCTTTTTTGTGTGTCAATATATCTGGTAAGCCCTTGATGAACCCAGCTCCTTGTGGGTGGGTTTCCTTTAGCATCATAAGCATTTGATAAAATGTGAACATCTAATTGGTTTTGCTTAGCATTAGGAACAACAATAATTCTAACGGGAGCATCATTAACTTTATCAGGTGCTATAAATACTAAACTTCCTTTTACAGTATCAGAATCAAATACTGCCGCAGGGTTACTTAACCATTCAGGAATTTTTTTCCAATCTTCCTTGGTTAATCCATGATTAAATCTGCCCTCTATAACTTTCCCTTCAGCAAGTTTTACTGGTAAGTTTTTATACCCAAGCATCCCCAACATATCAGAATTATCTAATACCGTTACCCCTTCACGATTTGCAGTATCCCCGTTAAATAATGCATCAATCCTATTGTCATAAGCCTCTTGCGTTGACTGACTGCGGCTAAATAAAATGGTGCCATTATCTGTTTCACGAGTTTTTAGGGTATTAAATAATTTGTCATACGCTTTATTGACCGCATCCATTTCAGATTGCAGTGGAAACGGGTAATCGCTCTCTTCTATCTTGGCTTCTGACTCCATGACGGGTTCAGGAATAATATTGGCCAAATAATCATTTGAGTAACCTTGATCTTCCAGTTTGCCAATCACATAGCGCTCAAAAGAACGGGCTGTCATTTCCATTACTGTTGACCAATAATCTTTTGCCCTATTTTTATCTATCATGGCAGAACGCTTAGCTAACTGCGTTTCTTTTTTAATAGCCTCAGTAATGCCTGTCCATGCTTGATAAACTTCTTGTCTAACTTGGTATGGATTTCGACCAGAATAAGCCTCGGTTAAATAACCTGACTTTTCTTGTTTGCCAAAATAATTATCTACCGCATGCCACCATTCATGCGCAAGACTACCCGCGCCGTTCATTTTTGTGAGATTAATAACAACCTGTCCGGGTTCATAATGAGCAGCTGCCGGATCAACGCCGCCAGATCCTCTAGCGCCAAAAGCCAACCCTAATTCACCATTCAAACCAATAGCTTTAGGAGGGATATTTAATACGCCCGCTAAATCCATTAAGCCATCATAAGCATTGTTTAAATCTTGTTGCCTGCGGTCATTGTTAACCCAGTTGCCAAACTGCACACCTCTAAAACCAAAAGCATCGCCAAACTCTAACGGGGTTACATTTCTGCCATTACGATAGTCTTTGCCTACACGTTCATTGTTTTCGGCACGTCTAACATCTTTAGTTTGTTTCTTTTCTTTAAGTTGCTCGACTAATTCCGCGTTATGCTCAGATACATATTGCCTAGCCTCTTTTAACGTAGGTAGATTTTTTAAAACAATAAACTTGTTAGTGGCTATCTTTTTACCAACAAAAACCCCTTCTTCACCGCGTTGTGTCCATATATCAAACTTGGCCAATACGGGTTCATTAGTTTCACCTTCTTCTTTTGTAGAAGTAACTTGATCTCTTATATAGGCGAGGGCATCTTCTTTAGTATCGAAATGTTTGGTTTTTGACCAATAATCTATATTGCCTTTAATGTTAGGTGCTGTGACCTCCCATTTAGTAACATCCTTTTTCCCTTCATATAACCCCCAAAATCTTTTAGCTAATCTAAAATTACCTAACTCTTTTATGCGACTTGGATTTATTTGATCTGCTATTTTCAGCATATCAGGCAAGTATTCAAAGTTACTGATATTTCGAGCCTGATTAATAACCTCATCCACTGAGATTTTATTATTCAGCAAATCATTGGCAAACCCTCTGATCATTGAGACCTGCTCAGACCATCGTTTTACTTTGTATCCTTTTTGGGGTTTAGTTGGGATTTCAGCCCGCATCACAGCAACCATTGTTGCGGTCTGCGGGCTAACGCCACTTTCCACCAACTTCTCATAATCAGGCTGTGGAAATGATTTTGATAATGGCACAGCGGATACATCAACCTCATCACTCAGCGCTTCTTTGAGTGTGTAGGTAAACTTTTTGGCGCCTTCTAGTTTTTCACCAACGTCTTGAATATTCTCATTAGCTTTATCCGCTAAGACCTTGCCTTTTTGGGTGACATTGCCAGACGTTACCGTATCGTTTTGCCCTAAATTTGCTAATGGGTTACCGCCAAATAGATCATTAGTACCATACGTTCCCAGCATTTCATCGGCCAAGCTATCAACACTTTTATCCGCCTCGGCTTTTTGCTTTGCTTTTAATTCGGCTTCGGCTTCTTTTCTGGCTCGCTCGGCTTGGTCTCGCTCGTGTTTTGCGAGTTCTGATTCTGTATATCCTTGGAGTATTTCTCCTTCAGGTAAAGTAACGCCTTGTGCAGGTCTTTTTTCTTCATTAGTAATTCCCAGCCAATCTTCAAAATCATTAAGTGAAATATTTGAACCCTTAACATCAAAAGGAATCGAATCATCGAATTTATCTAATGCTTCTTCGATATCATTAAGTGTAAGCATTCCATTATCAAGAGCCCGCTCAAGATGGTCAACAATCATATCTTGAGTATGCGTTAATCCTGTATCGCTTTTATAACTGCCTTGCTCCTCATCACTAACAGCCATATCATGCAGGCTTTCAAGTATAGCAATTTGTTTTGCTTTTAGCTTTTTTCCGGCCTTGTAATCATTTACCGCCTGTTTTACTTCTTTAACTGATGGTGTTGAAGCATAAAGCGCCCCATCGGGCTTATAAATCTGAAATTTACCATCTTTAAACCATTCAGGATTAAGTGACGGTGTTCTACCATTAATTTTCCCATATTCATCATAAGTAAACGCCGACCCGCCGCCCTCAATTAAATCATTTGCGTAAGTCTCAATAGCAGGATGATATTTTTCTGAATCAGTTGTATTTTCAGGTGAAGAGATTAAAGTATTGCTAGTTTCTTTCTGTTTGGCGCTCTTTCCATCATCACTGGCTTTATGATGTTGTGAATGTACGGCAGGCTGTATGCCAGAATCAGCGGGCTGTGATTGCGTAGCATCCAAAGTAAGGCTATCACCATCAGGATTTGAGGTATCTGAATTTTCGTTATTTTTAGGCTTCCAGTCACGAATAGCTTTTAATCTTTCGTCTGAATCCTTTATTTTATGGGTGTCATCAACTAACACATCCAGTTCATTATCCGATAGATCGGGCCTAACAAAACCGGGATAGTCGATAAGCACTTTAGCGGGCACAGTCTCGCCATCAGCAACCGCTTTTTTTATAGCTTCCGCATGAAGTTGTCTTTTGTATTGTTGCTGTTTTTTATGGCCTTCAATATCTGAAGCGCTTTTTTGCCATGTAGGGCCGTCAGTTAACCCTAGCTCTTCATCTGTTTTAGCCCATTCTGGGGTTGTATCGTCATTACTATGTATACGGGTATTATTTTGTTTAGGATTTTCTTTTCCTCTTTTCTTGCCCACTACTTCTTTTACAGGATATTTAAGTTTTTCAGCATGCTGATATAGGCTATCCGTCACTTCTTTAGGAATTGTTTTTCCTTCATCAATGGCTTTTTGAATAGCTTTTATATGAGTGGAGGTATCATTAGCCCATACCCGTTTTGCCGATTCAAGATTCTTTTTGCGCTTAATAAGCTGGTTTCCAACAAACTCATGCGCTGAGCCATACGTATATCCTCTGCCATTAAGAAATCGCGTAAACTTTCCATCTGGCGCGATCTTATGCTCTACCTTGGCTGTTTCTTTAGCAATTAAGGCATCATAACCGTTGCCTTTATTTCGTAGGGTAGCAAGGTCTTTATTTACGTTAGCCAGTGATTCTATTCGGCCCGTTTCGTGCTCTTGGTCTTTTTGCTTAGCATATTCATTAGACGTCATTTCCCAAGGTTGCTTGGTAGCTTCAGACGCAATCGTATTTGCTTGATCGTTGCTTGATGAATTAGACGATTCTGACGCATTTCCTACGGATTCTGTGGCTTCGGTGTTTGATGATTGCTTGATTGGTGAAGCCATTTTCTCATCGGCCCCAGTTTTGCCTTGTAATTGTTCCCGTAATACCGGCGATTCCTTAGTTTGCAATTCACTCGTTGACGAGCTCTGTGATGAATTAAATACGTCACTATTCGCGGGAACTTGTACTTGTCCTGAAATATTCTCATTGTTTAAGCTCCCATGGTTAATATCAGTTCTTAGAATAGGTGTAGGCAAACGCTTACCAGAGATAACAGAAAACGTAGGCATCCGATCTTGATCACCGGCCAAATCTGTTTTTAAAACATGAAATGCTTTACCATTATGATCAGTTACCTTTACAAAAGGACTTTCTTCTTTACTATTATTTCCAATTTCTTTTACAAAAGAGCTTTCTTTTCCGCTTTCTTCTTTCTTCGCTTCATTCGTTGTTTGGCTGGACTGGTCATCTATTTTCTCGTTTAAAAGAGTTTCATTTGGTTTTTCGACATTTTTTGTCAAATCACCGGCTTTATTTTCTGTTGATGGCAATTTAAGCGCATCATCGGCTTGCCATTCCTCACCATGCTTATCAACGTAAATATTATTTTCAACATGCTTAACAAGCGTTCCGTCATTTAACGTGTGCGTTGGATTAAAACTTCCAACATCCTGTTGATCACGTTGTCCAAGTGTCGATTCCGATTGTTGAGTAGCATCATTAGGCTTTGATTGATTTTCGCTTGATACGCTGTCATTGGTTAGTTTTCCTGTAGTTGCTTGATCAGTTGTTGTATTTTCTGAGCTTGCAGTTGTATCTGCGTTTCCAGACTTTGAATCTGCGACTGCATCAGTAGGGTTGAGTTCTGAAGTGACTCGAGTATTTGTTTTTGTAACAGGATTTCTTGTGGGTTTAACATTGAGCTTTTCTTGTAAGGCATAATAGGTATCTAAGAGGTTTTCATGGGTACGCTCTTGTACTGGAATTTTTGTTATAGCCGATAAATAATCAAGTGCCTGCTGGTCGGTTGCGCCATTTGCTTTAAAGCCATCTATCAACTCTTTTTTATTAAGCGAGGTTCCATCGGCTGTAAAAACTAACTCAGGTATTCCAATAACAGGTTTTGGCTTACCATTAAGCGCCATATACGTTTCTTTACGCGCCTTTGCTTCATCGCCATGCTCGTTAAGTCTATCTTGATAAAATTCATGCGCACTAATCTGTGAGCCGTCATTAAAAACAATCGTGTCTTTTGGCATGCTACGATTGGTATTTTGCTCAATCTTTAAACTAGGTGCAGGCAATGCTAATTGATCTTTATTTCCCAAGTCCAATGTATCATCTGTTTTCTTGTCTACCTCAGTCCGGGCTTTACTACCTCCTATTCCACCAAATAATCCCATGACGCCGCCAGCAATACCCCCCTGTACACCGGCATTTAACACGCCTTCGTTGATGTCTTGATTGGGATCAACATAGTCTCGCTTAGCTTCGTTTTGAACGCGTTGCTCCCAAGCTGACTGAGGCAATTCTTGCCCTAATCCTTCTAACGCAAAACCTTTAGCGGCCGTTTTTAAAGGCCCATCTTCTGCAGCAAGTAATGAATGACCGGTGGCTTTGCCACGCATCATGCCAAATACGCCGCCACCCGTAGCCATTGAAATTAAACCGGTACGCACGGCAGTCTTAGCAAATACATCATCGCCCGCTTTAGACGCTAGAATATCTCTGGTTTGATTTAGCCGTTCTTCTGGCGGTAAAGAGGGGTCTGTTTCGTTATGATAGGTATCAGCAAAGATAGGATGCTCTGCGAGTTTATTAATGTCGGTATTGCGTATTTCATTTTGAACCTGCGCGGCATTACTAGCACCCGAATAAATGCCTTCTGAAGCGCCAAAACCAACCCCAGAACCGATAGTCGTATCCAATCCTGCCGCCAACCCTTTACCTAATGCGCCGGAACTTGCTATCTTGGCCAGTTTGTCGCCTACACCTAAAGCCTTAGAGCCCATTGTTGCTACTTTAGCTAATGGCGCACCTAACGCCGCCATAGGTGCCATCGCAGGAACAGAACCCATAACATCTTGAGACAGTGTGCCTAAGTTATAGCCACCATAATTGCCATTTTCATCAATAATGGTTTTTTTAGCATCTTCCTGCGCCTGCTGAGATTGCCTAGCTGTTAACGTATTTTGGACGTCTTGACTCGATTTCTGAAGCGCTTGTCCCCAGTCTTTTGCGCCTGCAGCTTCCAGTCCATAACCAACCGAACCGCCAACATCAGCAACTCCTTTTAAAAGTGGAATAGTGCCATAACTTCTAATAGCACCCGCTTCATCATTAGACGCTTCTGGTTGCATAGCTGAAGTATCAAAACCATGTGTTTTAGCGTGGTCGATGATGTCTTTGTCAGACATATCAGCAAATGCGGGAATTTCTCGAACTTGTTTTAAAGTTAGCGCGGTTAATGCCATTTATGTGTCTCCCGACAGTTGGCTTATTTATAGACTTTAGTTTATTTATCTATTTATAGAATCTTGTTTAGCTATTTCTTCAGGAGTTAAAAATAAACCTCTTAACCCACTCTTTCTATTTTTAGCCTGATTGCTGTACATTTCATTTTGCTTAGCAACAGCTTCATCTCTTGATAAGGGCTGTGTTGCTTGTGTGCTGTTTAAAGGTTGTGTTGCCTGTAAACCATTAATAATGTTTTGCACTTGCGGGCTATTTGCTGGCTGGCTAGATCCTGAAGGCTGCTTAGTAGCCGCCAATGCCGCTTGCGTTGCTAACGTGTCATAATTTGCTTTGGTTTTCATTAAATCAACTGGATCTACTACCTCCCCGTTACCTGTTACCCCTACATCCCTAGTCTCCCCAGTTGGAACACCTTTATCATCAGTTATAGGAATCTGCATAATTTTCATATCAGATTTTTCAGTTTTAGAAACAAGCGCAGGCTTAAAATTATTCCATGCTTGTTTCCATTGAGAACTCTGAAGCGCATCAAATATTTTAGCGTTATCAATAAGCCCCCCTGTTAATTCATTGCCTCTGTGTCTCACAGGAGATCCATCAGGATTTGTAATGATTTGAGGTTTTCCATTTTTATCAAGTGTTGAGTAAGTATAAAATATACCGTCATCGCCTTTAAATTCAGGCGCTCCTATGTGGGAATGTATGGCGGTAATTTCTTGTTTCTTTCCTGTTAATCTATTTATTTCTGGTTCCAAAATATGATTAACTGATTTAAATTGATCCGGCGCTTGGTCAGCTGTCATGACCATATTAGTTGGTTTACCATTTGGATGGAAATCATTGAGTAGATTCGCAGTATTGCTTAAATGCCTAGCATACGCATCCGAATCCATCATGGAGTTAATGTCAATGCCTGCGTTTTTGGCATGAGTTACAAAGTCTTTCATTTGTTCAGGAGTTTCAGGCAGATTAGTAAACCCACCATCAGGCCCTTGGTGATTAATTTTGAAATAATTAATTGAATTAGCAAAAGCATTTTCTTGCTTAAGCTGCTTTAACTTTTCTTCACTTACTGATTGTTCAAATTTATGTGCCGCAATAGCGGCTCTAGCAGTTGCCGCGCCATTGGCAGCATTTTGTTTAGCCGCACCCAACATGCCTATTTGATAGGTGTTATCGTTTTTTTCTTTGTCTGCTTGAGTATCGGCTTGTTGTTGCTGAATTTTTTCTAAAGCACCTTGATGCCTTGCCGTTTCTTTTCTTTGTAATTCTTGCAAGCCATAAGTCTTATCAAATTGATCAGCAGACGCTTTATCCTGTCTATCTTCCCTATCAATCAGTTGCTGTTTTAATTTATTCTCATGTTGATGCTGTAAAGTAGCGTCCATCAAGCCATAACCACTGGCAAAACCTTCGGCAAATCCTGTCATAATTTGTTTCCTTATTTAAATAAAGAGTAAGCAAGCATGCCGGCGGCTAATGCCCACCCAGCAAAAGGCACCGCAGCCGCTGCGGCCTCTCCTAGCCCTAACTCGGCCGCTCCTGCTCCTGCCGCTTCGGTTGCTCCAGTAGCCGCAACATCTGCGCCACCTTCAAATGCTGGGGTAATAGATGACCCAATAGCTGAACTGGTGCCTGTAGTATCAGCTGTTCCTGTTATTGCGGATGTTCCAGTATTAGCCATATTCATACTGCTTCCGTTGAGCGATCCACTAAGTGCACTATCACCTGATGCTCCCAATGATCCCGCGGCATTTGTGGTGTTTAATGAGGAGGGTGTCATCAAAGCGTCATAGGCTTTAGGCCCCATTGTTACTGCCGCACTTCCCGCAAGTCCAGTCATTTGACCGGCAGAAGCTGAATTGGCATTATCATTAGCTATTTTTAGTTTGGCTCGTTCTGCCTGCATTTGATTGGCTAAAGCCGTTGAACTATTCTGAGCAGACATAGCCTGCCCTAGGCCCGCTCTACCGTTACTTAATAAATTCATTAGACAGCTCCTGAGGCAGCACCTAAGCCACCACTCATGACAGTATTTTTCATATCCTGATCAGTTTGTATGGTTGTATTATTAGCATTAGCGGCACCCGCTGATTCTGCAATACCAAACTGTGTGCCTTGTTGTTGCCGCTGTTCATCATTCATAGCTTGCCCATAACGTGAAAGGTCTCTGTTTTGCTGGTTTTTCTCACTATTAAAGACATTAGAATTATCAGCTGAAGCTTGCGCTAATGCTTGCGGTAATAACGTTGTTTGTAAACCACCGTTACCATTCACTTCATTAATTAAGTTAGCTTCTTGGGGTTGAAAACGTGTTTGATAATCGGCCCATTGCTGATTAACTAAATCGGCATTCTTTTGTGATGCCACCATATCAACGGATGAAGGTACTGAATTTGAACTACTGCCACCCATAATCTATTAACTCCCGTATTTATTAATGCCAGCGGCCGCCGCCATACCCAAACCTGTACCATAAGTACCGTTAATGGCTTGCTGTCTATCAAACACATTACTGGCATTGGTATTTTGCCCTTGCACTGATTGACTAGCGACATCGGTTAAGCCACCAATGGCTCCGGCAGATTGCCCTTGCCCCATAGCCACAATACCTTCCTGACCTTTTAGCATGCGATCAGTAACACCCATATCCGCGTTAGAGGCTGCATTAGATTCAGCGCTGGCCATATCAACATAATTTCCGCGTTGTAAACGACCGCCCGTCATAGAGTCACCGACTGATTGCGTTTGAGGACCTTGTGATTGTTTTAAAGTGTTCGCCGCCATGCCAGACACATCATTATGATTGGCTTGGTTGTTCATATTGCTAACCGTATCCATCCATTGATTTTCAAGAGGAACGTATTTAGCTTGGTAATAATCGTATTTTTGATTGGCAACATTTGCTAAAGCTTGTTGCTGAGGATTATCTTGTTGATAAGTGGTTGTAGTTCCTCCACCGCCCCCATAAAACTTGGGTGGGGATAATAACCATATCCAGAATTTGAATAACCGCATGTAGATTCCTTCTGTCATCACGACAGTAGTGGGTAGATCAATAGACGGGTAACGTGTACTCCGTCATTGTGCGCCATTGCTTTTGCTTGGCTAGTTTCCTAAAGCCTTCACGGGGCGAATTAAAGATAATAGCCTTGGCATGAACACTTTTAGCCATCGCACAAATATCATCGTAATACTCAGAGAGGCCGTCATTTGCGGTACTGTAGCACAACCAAACAAATAACTCTTTTGATAAGTTATACCCATTTTCACGCGGTTGAACAATGATAAAACCGTCTTCGCAGGTATAGCAAAAAGCCCGTCCCATCATGCACTGCGCGTAAACATCTTCAGAGCGCCAATCCATGTGTAAATCGGTTCTAATACTTTCTATATGCGGCTTAATCCTATCCCAGGCTAAACGTATATCAACTAAATTGAAGCGCCCTATCATAGCGACTCTATTGCTGTTTCAAAGGCCGCTTTCGCCGCTTTAATTTCTACTATTGAAGGCGCCGCAGTAATTGTCACTTTAGCCGCCTGAGCCAATGCTCTAATGCTATCAATCCATGTGCTCATGGTTGTCACATCAGTTGTCCTCATAACATTTAGTTGCTTATAAATAGGATATTTAGCTGTAATTTTTTGACCCGCTAACTCATTAATAAGCGCTATGTATTCAGATTGCTGTTCGGTTATGGGTTTTGTAATAACAAATGGCATATTAAACAGCCTCGATAGTCGTTTCAAAATCAAGATAAGGCCAGGCAGTTACGGTGATGTTATACGTGCCTACTATTGTGGTTGAGAATGTATCTAAACCATTGATAGTACCTGTTATAGTGTCTTTTGTTATTACATTAACAGCAGTAAAAGTACCATCTGGAGCATTGGTTATGGTAATTATATCAATACCATCAGCAGTCAAAGTAGTCTTTGAAAGTTTAGTTTCTTGAATAGGTCTGGGTATTACTGAACCATTTAAAACATAATGGGTAGTATCTAATACATGCTCATTAATTTCTAAAAATGCCTCATTATCATTTAATTGATAAGGAATAAATTCTTCAGGCATATCTACTATTTTTAAAATTTCACCAGTAGTTATGTTATATACTATTGCTTTCATATTATCTCTTTGCTGAAATTGCAGTTATATACCTTGATGTAACATTAGCTTCTACATTTAAGGTCATAGTTAAAGTAATAGATGTATTTATTGGTAAAGTGTATAAAATTGTAGCACCCCATGCACCAACAGCATCACTATTAGCATCAATACAATAATCAAAAAATATAGCACTACCATTTACGTTAAGAAAACAAGTCCTATAGTCAGCTGCTCCTCCACCAGACCCTACTGTAGTTGCACAAAATCCAAAAGAGATAATTAATTGTGTAGGTTCTGTAGTTGATATAACAGGAATAACTAAAGTTTGTATAGTAGCTGCTGTACCAGAACCAGCAGCGGTATAAACTGCTAAAGGAACAGTTACAGCATTTCCTTTTATCTGTAATGTATCAACAGCAAGATCACCTATTTGTGCATTTTGTATAGAAGCATTAGCAATATAAGTAGAAGCATTACTGGAATTGATTTGACCCCCCAAGTTTACACCTATGGTAGCACCCACAGTAGCATTATCGGCAGGTTTACCAGTACCACTAACTGAGCCCCAATTAACTCCTGTACCTGACGCAAGAATAACATTACCTAAATTATCTCTGATTGTTAACTGATTTAAATTTAAGTTTCCGCCCGTTTTATCTAAGCTCCATCC